CAGGCCGAGGGTGCTGGCGAGCTGCTGTGCCTCCATACCGAGCTGCGCCTGAGAGGTTCCCAATTGTCCGGCCAGTTGCTGTGTCTGCAGGGCAGAGGAGAGGTTGGCCTGCCCGATGTTGCTGGCCAGCTCCTGTGCGCCAAGACCAAGCCGGGCCTGCTCAATGTTCTGGGTGCTGCCAAGTTGGCCGATACCCAGTCCTGCCTCGGTGGCAAGGCGGGCACCCTCGGTCTGTTGCTGGGACGCTGCGGTGTAGGCACCACCGTACATGTTGGTCAGCATGTCCGCGATATTCTGCTGCAGGGTGTCGGTCGCCCCGATGGTGGCCAAGTCCTGACGTGAGCCGCCATAGGCTCCGGTCATGATGCCTTCGTCACGGATGGCGGGAAGCACCTGCTGCAGGAAGGGGTCGATCATGCGCTGGGTGGCTGCTTCTGCCAGTGGGGTGTAGATGTCCGGGTTGACCTGTCCGCTCATCATCTGGCCGTAGAAGTCCATGGGGACCGGCACATTGGTTGTCCCGATTTGCGGCGTGGTGACCTGTTGGTTCATGTACGGGGTCGACGGATTGAAGCCGATCTGCGGGGTATAGACGTTCTGGTTCACCTGTGGGGCATATGGGTTCACGCCTACCTCCGGCGCGTAGACGGGCTGGGAGATGCCCATGCCGCTCATGGCGCTGGAGATAGCCTGATAGGTCTCCGGGGTGAGAGCGGCCCCGATCTGTTGTGCCGGTGAGGCCTGCGGGTTGATGGCCCCATACCATGCGCCCTGTGCGTTATTGATGAGCCCCGGCAGCGAGGTGCCGTAGCTGTATGGATTGATGGTGTACGGCTGGGTGGTGCCTCCCTCGGTAGTCCCACCGGTTACCGATGGTGAGCCAGTGTTTTGGCCTGCTGAGGTGCTCAAGTAACCCATGACAGATCTGTTGAGGGCATCGAACACACCGCCTGATGACCCACCAAACAGGTTGCCGAAATAATCGGCACCGCCACCCGGCTTGATCGGTGTGGATTGGATCGTGGATGGATAATTTTGCGATCCACTCACATTCTGATAGCCATAGGTTGGCATCCCGGCCTGACTGTACGGGCTGGTATAGCCGGAATAGCCGAGCAGACCGCCCATCCCAGCAAGCTGCATGGGATTGAGCGGTGCGTTTGTCGTCCCCGGGTAGTAGGACGGTATGTTGTAGGACTGTTGCTGGGCCCTACGGTAGATGTCGGTCAGGTATGGCTGAATCCCGGCCCACGGGTCAGCCTGCTGGACCGTAGTGGTTTCACCACCTCCGCCCTTAGACATAGTCGCCTCCTAATGAGAGCTGGTAATACTTGAAGTTCGTCTTGGCCTCGGGGAACATTTTGTCCATTCCCCTGCGCCCGATAGCCATGGCCTCGTCACAGCCCATCAGACGCGCCCAGCGCCAGAGGGCATCCATGGGCCATTCGCTGAGTCTGGTTCCGCCAAGGAAGAGGACGAACAGGCTCTTGCTGCGCGGATAGACGTGAATCTCTGTGACAATGGCCCCGCGTAGACCGTCGTCGTCTGCCACCACAAAGAGCTGCATGCGCTGGCTCTCGATGGCATAGAGCACGTCCTCCGGCAGGTAGCCGGTGTTGAAGCTGATGGCTTTCTCCAGAACCGGCATGACCCGCTCCCAGATGCTGCCCACCTTGTCAGATGGCCACGGGATGAGCGTCATGTCTGGAACCACTCGATGCCGTCAGTGATGAAGAAGGCCTGCTGGTACTGCAGGGAGAGCGTGGATGAGCCCGCCCCGTTGATAGTCTCGGTCGACCGAACGATGACACTGTTGCCCTTGGTGTTCGTGATGCGATAGCGCATACCCATGGAAGCCGAGGCACCCGGCAGGGTAATGGTTACGGCACCTGCAGAGGTGTCCACCATGATGACCTCGGCTGCTGAGAGGTTGGCCGTGGCGTCCACGTACTGGATGTCATGGCGCTCACCGAGGGCGTTGATGGCTGCCTCAACCCGGCGCAGTTCCTCGCCAAGATAGACGGCCAGCTCGTCGGGGCTGAAGGGCGGTTCCGTGGCGACATACTTGCGTTCGTCACTCATCGGTAGCTACCTAGCCGGACGTTGACCCCGAAAGAGATCAGCTTCCACGTGATGTTGGTGTTGCTCTGGAACTTGATGTCTATAACCGGGCCGACGACTCGGGTATTGATTTTCCGTGTGGTCCCGATTGTGTAGTTGTACGGACCAGACCAGCTAACGGTGTCCCCGATGTGGTCACGGCCCTCGATGACCGGCCACAGCTCGGTGATGTATTTCTGCTTGGACACGTCAGGGCGGATGGCTCCCGTCCGTATGTCCTGCCTGCCCAGTGGCAGAGCCTTGCGCTCCACGTAGGCGGTCATGGGCGAGCCGTTGAACTGCTCGGTGCTGTTGGCCCGGTAGAACAGATTGCGGGTGGTATCCAGCATGAGCATCTCGCGCAGAGCGCCTGAGTCCACTTGTTCGTCGAACGTGCCTTCTGATGCGTCGAATGTGCCTACATCTCCGTCGAACGTCAGGTCTCCACCGGTATCAATAATGCCCCACGCGATGTGGGACGTGCCCAGCGGAAGCTCTCGCGCCGTGACGGTATTGCTCTGCCAGTTCCACACCAGTGCCACATTGGGGAAGCTGTAGCCGCTCTGAGGGATGCAGGCCCAGACCTCGGAGTCTCGGTGGTTGATGGTGACAAAGGAGCGGGCGAAGTTGGTGCCGTCGATGTTGTTCACCAACCAGTTGCGCCAGCGCCCATCGATGATGGAGGAGGCCTCGTTGCCGTTGTGTAGGATGAGGTCATCGGCGGTGAGCACCACATGCTGACCACGGAAGGACTGTGCGCAGCGACGGGAGAGGATGCCGATCTCCCCGAAGACCTTGCGGAAGCTGAACTTGGCATTGCCCCCGATGTACTGCATCGACCAGATGTTGTTCTCCTTGTAAATCATCATCAAGTCGCGCATGGGGGCCATCTCGATGATGTAGTCAGGGGTCTGGCTGATTTGCACGCGGCCCGCGTCCTTGGTCCGGTCGGTGTAGTCCCAGCTACTGGGGACACTACCCGGGGTAGCCGGATGAGACCAGCGCAGTAGGGTGCCATTGCGGCCTGATCCCTCATCAATATCAGCGGCCACGAGGAACTGCTTGAAGGGCCTGATGACCCTCGCAACCATTCCGGCTGGCCAGTTGGCCAGAGCCTCGTAGACGTCCGTAACGCCTGTACCGGCCCACTGGAAAGGCTCGTCCACTCCATTGTTAAGGATGTAGACGCCACCACCCAGAGCGCCACCGGTCCAGTTGATGTCAGCCGTGGCGTTGAGGGTGCCGGTAGAGCCTGCCGGGGTGATGGGGTTGTCGTTCACCCCGTCCGTGGCATAGATGTCGGTGAGCCCGGCGTAGTGCCAGAACCGGGTGGAGGCTGTGTTGATCTGCATGGCGAAGTAGGGGGCTGCGGTGGCCGTGATATAGACCTCCTCGTGCCCCGTGAACTTCTCCACAGCACCATCCTCGAAGCGGACGTTCTGGCCGTCGCTCCACGCATTCTGGGGCAGCTCATGTGGCTCCACGTCCTTGATAACGCCGAGCTGCTCGAGATTTTCGTAGTGGATGATGGGCATCAAATAACCCTCATGATTGACATCCACGAGCTGGTTATCCCAATGGTCATGGAATGTGCAGCGGTTGCGAAAAATGAATAGTTCAAGGCGAAGTAGTCACCAGCCACACAAGTCACTGGCGCGTGTCTGATATTCACGTAATTAAGCCCGGACGCAGCTCCCGGTACTCGCTGGACTCTAAAAGCGGCACCCCCGTAATTGTTGCCAGTTAAGGGCTCGCCATTTTTTGATAGGGTAACTGTCGCATAATCGCCAGTGTCTACAGTCAAAAGGACACAGGCGAATGCCTCATATACCCCACCCACGACTACCGTCAATCTGTCGCTGTTGGTTGAAGTGTCAGCAAAACCATCGGTGTCATACACAACCTCACCAAAATAGATCGGCCCACTAGTGGTCCCAGTTGGCAACTGCACGGTTGATTTTCTAAGCAGCGCACGATGCGGGGTATTAAGTGTCGCTGACAGGGTCTCGATCTTGGTGTCCAGCGTAGCTGACAGGGACTCAATCTTGGTGTCCAGATTGGCGGAGGTGGTACTCAGGCTGACCCCCACCGCACTGATAGCGTCCTCCAACGTGGCTGAGAGGCTCTCAATCTTGGTGTCGAGATTGCCAGAGGTGGTGCTCAGGGCCGTGGTGAGTGTCTCAATCTTAGTATCCAGATTAGACGAGAGTGCCTCGATTTTGGCATCCAGATTGGCAGATGTTGTCTGCCGGTTGGTGATCTCAGTGGCCAGCCCCGCGGATACGGTATCAATCTCAGCCTGCAGTGTGGCAGAGAGTGCAGCCACAGCCGCCGCTGCGCTACCCCCACCAGCATCGATGGCGGCCTGAAGGGTGGATGAGAGCGTCTCGATCTTCAGGTCGAGGCTGGCGGAGGTCGTGGAGAGCTGGGCAGAGACCGCGTCAATCTTGGCATCGAGGTTGGCCGAGGTGACGGCAATGGCGCTGCGATACCCGGCTGACAGGTCATCCAGAGATGACTGGATGTTCTGCGTCAGTCCCACGAGCTGGTTGAACTCCCCAGCAGTGGCCGAGACCTCTGAATTGAGATTAGGAAAGGTCTGCTTGACCGCCTTCTTGGTCAGGCGAATCTGGTCATCAGCCGTGGTTCGCTGGTCACCCCCGGCGGGGTTGGTGAAGACGAGCTGGCTGATGTAATCAGCGGATTCGAGAGCCATGTCAGTTCTCCTTACTGGTTACCGTCGACCTTGAAGATGCCGCCAGCAGGCCACGTGACATTCACCTGAGTGCCCTCGACACCAGTGGTTACGCCCACATTGGTGTCGTAGAAGCCGATCAGCAGGTTGTCCACGCCAGCAGCGGATGCAGACGCCCAGAGAGCGATGTACTTGCAGTCGAAGGTGTCGCCGTCACTGGAGAATCCAGCGATGTCATTGGCATCGAACTTCACCGCCACCGCACCGGATCCCGTCACGTTCAGGCCGCTCAGCGCGATCTGATTGACGATGGTCCCGGAGGCGGTGCTCTGGAAGCCTAGTACCTGTGCAACAGCCGAGTCTGATGCCGTGCTCGGGGTGTAGCCCCTGTGCAGCGGAATCGCGTAGATGTTTGCGCCATCCAGATCAATATGCCCAGCAAGGATATTGCGGATAGCGGTTGTGTAGAGAAAGAACTTGCCGCTTGCCATGATGATGTCCTCTTATGTCCAAGGTGTTGAGCTGTCGCTCTTTTTCGTCCAGCTATCCGAAGAGTCTGCTTTGTCCGTCCAGACCCCACCAGCATCTGACTTGGATGCCCAGCTATCCGATGAGGCGGATTTGTCCGTCCATACGCCACCGTTGTCAGACTTTGGTGGCCAGATACCGATACTGGTAACCGGTATATTCCCTGCCATGGTTAGTGCCCCGGTCTGCGGATAGGTGTCGACGGGGACAGCTACCTTGGTGGTCGGGGCATATCCGCTGAAGACGACACGGCCAGAAGTCGGGCGCGTGGTGACAATCAGGGAAGTGGTTGGGGCATAGCCCTTGAAGGTGGCACGGCCCGTCTGTGGCTGCGTGGTGACGGCAGCGGTAACAGCCTCGGTGGTCGGTGTGCCTCCGGTTATGGTGATGCGTCCAGCCAGCGCCTTGAGGGTGTTGATGACCTGCTGGGTGGGGGCATATCCAGACGCTGTCATAAGCCCCTGAGATGGCGCTAGGTCGTTGATAACCTCGGTGGCTGGCGTTCCACCGGTAATAGTCACGCGGCCAGTAGAGGGCGCTGTGACGACGTCTGTGCCGGTGGACGTGACCGGAGTCTGGCCTTTTATCACCAGCTTGCCGGTGGAGGGAGCCAGTAAGTTGATAACCTCCTGAGTCGGCGCATAACCGGTGATGGTGATCCGTCCGGTCTGCGGTGCGGTCTCTTCTGCCCCGGTCAGGGCCTCAGTAACCGGGGTGCCGCCAGTGGTCGTCAGGCGGCCTGAGAGCACCGTGAGGGTATTTATGACCGCTTGGCTTGGTGTCCCGCCGGTAATGGTTACCCGACCGGAGAGCGGTGCTGTGTCACGCTGCAGGATGGCGATTGTGTCAGGTGTGCCGCCTGTAATGGTGACCCGGCCAGCAGTCGGGGCCGTGTTGTTGATGGTCTGTGTGCTTGGTGTTCCTCCCCTGATTTGCAGCAAGCCCGTGGTCGGGTGCAGGTTCTGGAACAGGGTGGTAAGCGGTGTACCGCCCTTGGTGATGAGTCGACCGGCTGACGGTGTGGTGGTGACCTCTCCCGGGGCTCCGGCGGCGACCACGAAGGTGGCCGTGGACATGACATCGAACAGGGTGCTGTCACCCTGTACCAGCCTTATCTGTACCGTATCCCCCGCCGTGGCATAGCCGTCACGGATATCGAAGGCGACGTCATATTCTGAATAAGTGCCGGGCGACAGGCCCACGGCTGGTAACTTGGCCGAGTCTCCGCTGGCGAATCCATTCACCGGGGAGTAGGTGGCGGTGATTGCTCCGCTGGCAAGGAAGGTTGTAAGGGTGGATGACTCTGGCACATTGTCCCGAGCCGTGAAGCCCATGTAGATGGCCCCTTCACCGTATACCTGACCAATAATGGATGCGCCCGCTGTGTTCCAGCCGCCGCCGTTGACATTGGTCTGTACGATTGGTGCCAGAGCCCCGGACTTGCCACCGGCCTCGTTGTAGACCACCAGACGAAGCCTGTAGGTGCCAGAGGCTGCGTTAGTGACGAAGCCCAGTGTGGCTGTGGTGTCCCACTCATTTACCCATGAGGGCGAGGATGTGGCGGACGGTGAGGTTTCGGTGTTGTTCGCAAAGCGCCATCCCCAGACACCAAAGACGGGTGCTGACATTAGCCGAGGGGCTCCTCACCCTTGTGCTTGGCGCTCTTACGCGGGTCAGCCTCGTCCTGTGCCCGCTTGAGGATGCGCCCGAAATCATTGAAGTGCATCATGCGGCCAACACCCACAGCGCCGATGTCATCCACACAGTGAACCACTTGGTCGACTAGTGGGACGATGCCGTAGACCCCTATCCATTTTTCAAGATTCTTGAAATATAGGTAGTAATCGAAGTAGTGCAGCAGCTCGGTGCCGACCCCGTCCGTTTCCTGTGCGATGACCTGAATACCAAACTTGGGGGCCTGCTTGGCACCATCCAGTCCACCCCCCTCGTAGACCGAGCCGTTGTCATAGTAGATCTTGAAGCTCATCGACGCTTCCTTCCCTTGCCCCGCATCACGCGCATAGTGTGCTCGCGGATGACGGCGGCCTTTGCCTTTGACTCCATGCCCCGGAATACCTGATACGCCTCCACGTCACGCAGGATGGAATAGGCGATGTCGGCCTCGGCACAACGTCGCACCAGCTCCTCGGCGTGGTTGGTCCATGCGTTGTTGTCACCGGCAGCCAGATCGGCAAGGCGGGCACTGTAACCCATGGTCATGGTGTAGGCCCCGTCCGGGATGGGGTACAGACGGAGCTGCTCATCGAAGATACAGAAATCCGATGGCCTCCCGGTGTACGCTGAGGTGCTGTCCTGCCAGAGATCGATTTGCTCCCATGTGCGCTGGTATAGTGGATACTCGGCGGAGCCCACATTGATGCGCAGGGTGTCAATCTTCTGGAAGTCGAGCGGCAGGGCGTAGTATTCCTGCCCGTCCACCGTGGTCGTGTAGGCGCGTTCTTCCTTCGGCCACCACGGATAGCTCTCATATTGACGGATAGCCGTCTGGAGCGCCGTGGTAGCCTGTGCGGTGAGGTCATCCCGGAACAGGTCATCCAGTACCCGGTTGATGATAGTGCTGAAGGTTGCTGTGGGCATGCCGTTCTCCAGATACAAAAAAAGGCCACCCCCCAACCGGGGCAGCCTTTTGTTACTATTTCTGAGCTTGATTAGTGGGGGGCTAACGGGAGCTGCGTTGCGTGCAGTGCTTCATCAGGGCGTACTCCTCGAACCACAGGTCAGAGCCGTCCACGTGGCTGTACTCATCGAAGTACGGCCCACCAATAGTCCAGTGCCAATTCTTTACATCACGCTTGTCTACGCCCTTGTAGCCCAGCGGATACTCTCCCACCAGCCAGTTCCACTCTACCGGCAACTCTCCGATTTCATGATCCTCCAGCCACTTAAACTGGTGCAGAACCGATGGCTCCCAGTCATTGACAGCGTCTGGTCCCAGTACGCGGTTGCGGGGATGGCCACAGTTCCACAGAACAACCGAACTCCAGTTCTTGCGTGGGTACTGATACTGTACCGAGCCAAGGTACTTCTCTGTGGTTGACGGGATGTAGTCATGCTTCACCACCTGTACGGCCTTGTTTGGGTCCGCCAAGTCGAATAACTCCTTGATGTCGCGGGTCACCATCTGGTCACAGTCGAAGAAGACAGAAAGGCCCTCGTAGCCGCTCAGATAGGGAACCAAGAAGCGCGAAAAGCTGAACTCGTTGCTCTGGCGCGGGTCGCGGGAACGACGATACAGGCCCCGCAGGTTGTTCAGGTTCACCGGGATAATACTCACCGGCACCGATGCCCGGCTCATGATGCTGTGTGCCATCACGTGCCACGCGACAGACTCGACTTGGTCGAAACCGATAAATACCTTAAGCGGCGTCATTGGATCCTCCTCACAGGCTTGACTACGGCGACGATCTCGCCCTTCTTGTTGTCCACATCCCAGTGGACTACCTTGAAGCGTTTTGTCAGCTTGAGGAGCCACCAGTCGGCGGGCTTGATAATGAGGTGGGCATTACGCCCGTCCGGTAGTTTCTTCTTGGCCTTGCGTATGGCGATGGTGATGAAGGCCCGTATCTTGGTCAGGTCGCGGATATGGTCGAGCACCTCGGCCAGACACTCCGGCTCGATGTGTTCCAGCACGTCGGTGCATACCACGATGTCCGCAGGTTCGGGTAGGGCTTCCTTGCCCTCTACGGCTGGGTCGTATTCCTTGATCGGGTACGGCATTTGTGCCGCCAGCGTTCCCTTTCCACAGCCATAGTCGAGGACGTCCTCCGTCTCGTAGCGCCCGGCGATGTGCTTGATGGCCTTGACCCAGCCACCACCGGACGATCCATAGATGCCAAGCTCCTTGTGCAGCTCGGCGTTTAGCTGGCGGTATCGGTCGCTTATCAGCACCGGACCACGGCAAGCTGGGTGCCGCCTCCGCCTTTTACCGGGTCGATGATGGGGAGCAGCTCGTACTCCTCCCGCTCCAGCACTTTGTTGGCACCCCACTTCTCGAGGTCTTCCTCGGGCATGTCGACATAGTAGTCATCGAACACGATGAGGCCACCGGGCTTGATCATCTGCTTGGCATTCTCGTAGTCGGAGCGGATGGTCTCCACCGCATGGCCACCGTCGATATAGATGAGGTCCGCCTTCACGTTCTTGTTGAGCTTGCGGAACAGGGGCATGGTCTCCTTGGTATTGCCCGGCATCAGGGAGGCAGCCACACCGGCCTTGATGAGCATCTCCTGCACCTGCTGGTGCGTGTAGTGGGGCTTGACGTTCTTCTCCTCCTCGTCGGTCTGCGCCGTGGCCTGCTCGAACAGGTCGAAGCCGTAGTAGCGAAGACCCGGGGCCACCTGAGCCATCTCCAGCGCCCTGCCACCGTTCCATGTGCCCACCTCGATGACCACCTCTGGTTGGACCTTGCGTACCAGCTCAATGAGCTGTGCGTAACGCTGAGGGCCTTCCTTCTTCTTGCCCTTGTAGTGATGCGCCTTGCCGTTGAAGACGATGTCAAACACGTTGGCCGGGCCACCACCTACAGGCAGGTCTTCTGCGATGTTGCGGGCGCTGATACCCATCCCCTCGCGCAGGGCATCCAGCCAGAAGCTGTCGTGCCACTCCTGCAGGGCGAGGAACTTGCCGGACATCAGCATCTTGGCGTACTCGGTCCAGAAGGGGATGTTATGTGGGTGGCGTGCGTCCCATCCCGTGAAGGAGGCGCAGCAGTGCCACTCCGGTCGCCCCTGATAGACCATGAATTGACCCTGAAACAGTCCGCGCAGCCAGTGCTCGGAGATGTCCTCCACCGTGAAGGTGTCCGCGTCCAGCCAGAACAGCAGGCCATCGAATCCCTCCATGGCGGCGAATTGGGCAAAGGGCTTGATGCTGAATGTATGGGCGTTCAATCGGTAGTTGTAATGACCATCAATTAGCCCCTGCATGATGGGGAAGGCTGAGGTCTTGGCCATGAATTCATCAAATCCGGGCACCGTGGACAGGTTCACCAGCTTCAGGCGTTTGTGCTTGATGTTCGGCTTCTGCTTGGCTCCGGGATAGAAGACCCATAGTTCACCGGGCCAGTGCTCAAGGGTGCTCAGAATCATTTTCTTGCCGTACTCGTGGAAGATGTGTTTGTCCATCGAGGTGACGATGCGTATCGGTTGCTTATCGGTCATGCTTCCTCCACTTGGGGGTCAGGGAGGAGCCAGCCGAGTTTTGTGTCCGGGTACTCCTCCTGTACTTGGTTCAGCAGGGCGTGCTCCACGTCCCACCGATGGTCAGGGTAGTGCTGCCACTCCGGGCCTCGGGTGATGCTCCACGTGAAACGTCCGGTCATCACGTTGTCAAAGCCCACCAGCACCAGCTCCTCCGGGGAGAGGTAGTGGCAGGCATAGATGATGGCCTTGAATCCTTGGCTGGTATGGGCATGGCCGGGCCCGCCCATCTTGTCCCTCAGCTCACGGTATTTCTTGTCCCAGTAGTCGCACAGCTCTTTGTCCATGACGACCTCGCATCCTCGAAAGAGGAACGGAACCGAGGCGAGAGTCTCACGCGAGACGTCAGCGTGGCGAGAATCGAGGAAGACCCAGTATTCCTGAGCGCCCCCAATCCCTCTGAGATGAGAGGCGATAGTAAGCGAGCCACCAACGATGTCGGTTTTGGTGCCATAGTATTCAGGCTCCTGTAGCGTGCCCTGACAGCGTTTGAGGCGTATCACCTTGTCGAACTCGTCGATGAGGTGTCCCATCTTCTCGGTCAGCATGGAGGGGCCGTGTCCCACGATGATGGCCTTCATGATGCGACCCTCAGTCGATACTCGTGGATGAAGCTGAAAACGGCATCAGCAGCCTCTCCTATCGCTTGCTCAATACTACCACCCTCTCTGATCTGGGTGACCCAGTCGCCATACATCACCATGTGATTGGCTCCCTGAGCGTATCGCCATGCGCAACTATCCGGGGTGAGGGTGAAACAGTCTTTACCGATGGCCCCACAGACATGTACCACCGAGGTGTTGACGATGACGACAAGGTCGAGAGCGGCAATGAGGGCGATGGTCTCGTCGTAGTCGTAGTTGCGGACGACCTCTGGCCAGTGGTGGACGGTGATGCCTGAGTCATCCTTGAACCGCTTGAACTTGTCATCGGCCTCCGGGGTGTACTGCAGGGAGATGAAGGTCGCAGGCTGCTCCAGAATCGGCCTGAGCGGGTTTAACTGCAGCGAGCGGGCCTTGGTGTTGGTCTTCTTCGAGCCCCCGGCGTAGCCCATGCCGATGTAGGGTCCGGGACCGGAGAGCCTGAGCCATTCACGGTACTCGGCCACCTTCTCCGGGTCAGGAATGAGATAGGGCTTGCGCGGGAATACCCCGTTGCTCCTGAAGTGGTAGAACAGTGAACCAATGGCCACCTTGTAGTCAATCTGGTGTTTCTCGGTCCAGTCGATGGTGTTCTTCTTGCGGGTCGGGTAGATGGCCAGCAGCTCGGGGAAGGAGCGCCTCATCACACCCTCCAGCCGGGGGTGACACTCGTAGATGACCTTGGCCCCGGTATCGATGAGGTCGGGTAGTGCAGAGGCGAACATGATCTCATCCCCGATGCCTTGCTCCCCGTAGACCACGACAACCTTGTCGCGCAAATCCTGACCTTCCCACTCGGGTGTCTTGCCGTCCTTGTCGAAGTTGCGCGGGGCTCGGTCGAAGGTCATCAGACCGGCCTCGTAGGCGTTGAAGCCCTCCTCCCAGCGGCCAGACTCCAGCAGCATGAGAGAGCGGTTCCAGTGAGCCTTGGCGTTGTTCGGTTCCAGCTCGATGGCCTTCTGTGAATACTCAAGGCCGGGTGCCGGATTGCCCTCGTTAATGTACAGGGTGGAGAGGTTGACGTAGTAGTCGGCGCAGTCGGGTCGCAGCTCGAGAGCCTTGAGCCACGCCTCCTTGGCCTCCTCCATCATGTACTCGGCACGATATGCGGTGCCAAGATTGCACCACGCCTCTGGTGTAGGTCTTGACTGGACGGACAGCTTGAGCATGTTGATGGCCATGCCGTTCCAGCCCATTTGTTTACAGATGGAGCCCATGGAGAACAGCAGGGCTGGTTCTTCCGGGGCCATGTTCAGCAATTGAGCGTAGCTATTGAAGATTAGCGGGTACGCATCGGTCGCGTTCTTCTCGGTCGCCTCCACGTGCAGCTTTTGCACATCGGCGTAGTTCTCAGCCAGCGTTTTAGCCATGGATCTCCTCTCAGATGTAAGAGAAGGGCGGGCCCGAAGGCCCGCCCGGGTTCCCGATTAGTCGGGTTCTTTCTCCGCAAGGTACTGAGCGATCACGGTGAACACGGTGCTGGCAGTACCAGTACCGGCGCAGTCGTGAAGCTCAACCACAAGGTTAGCAGAACTGGTGAGGCGTTCACCAAGCACTGCCAGATTGCCGGTGGCTGGCATGTTGACCACATAGGAGATGGTAGAGGTCGGGATAATGTTCCCGATCTCGTTACCTCCGATGGTGGCGTACATGCGAACCGCACCAGCGTTGGCCCCGGCGTTCAGGGCGGCGTGGTTGATGCGAACAGAACCGCCAACGATTTGACCGCCACCCGGAATGCTCGCTACCACGATGGTAGTAGAGCCGGATGCCGTCTCGTTGAGGGTGTAGTTCGCAACCACAGCCTGAACACCAATGTGACCACCCTTGGCCTGCAGAGGGCTATTGACTTTGTTACCCATGTCGCACCTCCTAATTAGCGGCCAGACGCATTGACTGCGTCAGTGGAGTGGGCAGTGGAGACCACGATGGTGCCGTAGTCTGCGCTGTTGAACTGGGCTTTTTTCAGGCCAGCGATACAGCCTGCCTCGACACCGAGACTGTTCTTGTAATCAAACAGCTCTTCAGTCCACTCCATGCGGTTACGAGAGAAGCCGCGGCCAAAGGCCAGCGCCGCAGCCTGTGCCCCAGCGAGCACAGCACGCCCGATCTTGGAACCACCGGTAGAGTCCAGTACCGGGAGGCGGAAGGCCTCGTGCAGTACGACACCGTTGTACTCACCAAGCGCACCAGTGAAGATCGGGTTACCAGAGATTTGGCCGCCTTGCATGGCCGCCTTCTGGATGTCGCCCCACTGTAGGGTGTTGGTGTTACGACGGAGGTCATAGTGCTGCTCCGGGGTGATGAACATGACGTACTTCATGCCTGCCTTGCCAGCGTTGACCTTGCGGATCATCGGGCTCAGTGTGCGAGCTTTCAGAGCTACAGCGTCAATCAGCCCGAGGCTGAAGATGGCAGAAGCGGTGGCAGTCAGAGACGCCTCGGTGGTGTGCCCGTTCGGGAACATGATGTGGTTGGTGGTTGGTGCCAAGGCGGCTTGGTTACCGGTGTAACGGGTATCCGTTTCATCGGAGTAGCCAGCAAGCTGGTACATAAACCAAGTGTCGAAGCGGTCAGCCCACCAGTCCTGAAGACCCATGCGGGCTTCTTCACGAACAGAGAACGGGATGCGCTGCTCGGTCATCTTACCGCCGGAGCGGACAGCATGACGGAGCTGATCAATGAAAAGGTTATCGGTGTGGGTAACGAGCTTTTCTTCGTTGCCCTCGAGGGTGGCATCACCCTGTACACCGTCACCGCTGAGTTGCATGCGTAAAGTCACACGAATGCGGTCACCGGGGCCCTTGCTGGTGTCGTCAAGCACCTGACACAGACTATTTGAGTCCTTACCCATAAAGCGGGATGCCCAAGTCTGTTTCAGTGCCTCACGCATTAGCTTGCGAGACCACAGTTTGACCGCCTCGGGAGCGTTCACGCCATAGACTGTGTCAGCCATGGTAGTGTCTCCTAAGTTGGGTCATTGGGTATCTCCACGGTTTTACGCCTTGTGAAGCTGGCGACTCGAGCTTACCGTCCTCCGACGCGATGGGTGGGTTTACCGGCCCCTTGCCGCAATAGTCTGTGCCATTTACCGGATGGCTCCGCAGGTACTGCTCTGGTGCTACTCGTCGAAGATGGATCCGCCGCCTTCTGCCCGGGCCATAGCCTCGAAGAAGGCGTCTTCCTCAGCTTCTGACATCTGCTCAATGTCGGACAGCGTGACCTCACCCTTGTTGCGGGCCCCTCCTCCTGAGAGCGTCTGAGCTGCCTTCTGACCGTTTTCCAGCTTATCGAGCTGCTGGGTCAAGGTGTCGTTCTTGCCGGACTGTGTTGCCTCGTCAGTAGCCGCTGTTGTGTCCTTTTTGACGTATCCACGGGCCTGTGCGAGGGCATAGACGGCCTCGCCCGGGTTGCGTTTGTTGGCCATGGCTGCCTGAGCCAGCGCGTAGGACTCCTGAGAGAACGTCTGGTTGACCTGTGCCGGATTGGTTATCCCGAGAGCGGCGTACTCCTTCAGGCGTGCCTCGAACAGGAAGTTGAAGGCATCCTCATAGTCCGGGGTGGTCTGCTTGAACTCATTAACCTGCGTGGCGATCTGCATGGTCAGGGCTGCCATCTGGCGCTGCTGCTCGAGTGCCTGTTGCTGCTGCTCCTCGGTGAGCTTGCCTTCGTCGCGCAGCTTCCGAAGCTCGGCCTCCATAGCATCGGTCTTGGACTTCATGAAGCCGACAGGGTCGTTATCGTAGGCCTCCTGCTCGGCGGCGGCACGCTCAGCATCGCTCTGCTTGTTCTGGCTGGCCTTCCACTCGCGCAGCTCCTCGCGCAGACTCTCAACCTGTGCGAGCTTGCTCTGCGTTGCCAGCAAGGCATCTCGCAGCTCGCTATTGATATGTCGGGCCTCACTCAGGGCTTCATGTCGGACATATCCTTTGGGGGGTTTCTCTTCGCCCTCCGCCGCTGCTTTACCCTCTTGTTGCGTTGCTGTCTCCGCAGCTTCTTCTTGTTTGGCCGCTGCTGTTCCGCCATCTCCTCCATCGTCAGGCGGCGGGGTGGATTCCGTACCAGACATAGCCATAGCGGCAGCATAGGCGGCCTCATCATCCACAACAGTAGAACCGGGCTCGCTAAAGATGTCATTCGCTTCATCAGCCATTACTCACTCCTCACTTGGAGGCCCGCTCAAGGGCCTTACTCAATGCCTCAAATCGCTTGAGGTTCTGTTCATTCTGGGCGTCAATCTTCTCAACCATGGCCTTGACCATGTTGAGCAGAGCCACACTCTCATCCTTCTTGACGGCAGCCTCCTCCTTCTTCTTGGAAAGTTGTTGCATCTCCTGTTGGAACTGCTGCTGTTGCGGATCAGGCTTCATCATCTCCTTCCACTTCTGGGTCAGCGTGGTTGGCAGTGGCAGGAAGTCGAGGACGTCGGGCGGCAGTTGTCCACCCTTGGATAGAATCTGCCCAATGACCGGCAGGAGCTGCATCATGACTGCGAAGGTCTCTTCCTTCTGGTTGGTGCTCACGGGGCTCTCAGCGACCACGATGTCGTACTTCTTGACGCCCTCCTCCTTGCGCAGGGGGACATACTGTTCAAGCCCGTCACCGCCCACGATACGCACCAGACGGCCATCGGTGAGGTACTCGTCGATGAAGTAGAGCACGACCCGGCCACGCTCCTTCATGTGCCTGCGCAGGGCATCGAACAGGGTGGCGAGGATGGTCATGCCTGCACGCTTGCGCTGGGCCTCGAGCACACCGGGCTGGTTACGGTCTACCATGCCCATTAGTTCCATGTTGATACCCGTCACCTCTGGGATGGCGCTCACGGAGAACTGCATCAGCCTGTCCAGACCGACCGGGTACTGGATGGGGTTGCGCTCCATGATCATGCCCTTGGCGATAGCCCCCTCGGTCACGAGGATGAGCGGGTTGGCCTCGTTCCACTGATCCTCGGCCTTGCGCGGGTCGAGCAGGGCACCCTCTTCCACGAATGCCCCACCAGTTCGGTTGGACTTGAGGATGTCCAGAATCTCGCTGAAGAAGCTGTTGGACCAGCGCTGGGGGTCAATCATGGGTCGGACAATGCCGTACCAGATGTCGTTCTTCACGTCGCGCTTGCCGGTCATCGGGCGCAGGGTGAAGCTGTGATGGCACGGCCCCTTCATATTCTCGACGACCTCGGGGCCAACCACCCAAGCCTGCCAATACTCTCTCTGCATGCGCTTGACGTAGCGGATACCGCGCTCCTCGAGGGCACTCTTGAGGCGGTCAAACTTGCTCTGGGTGAGCTGGATAATCTTGCCGGAGTCAGGGTCGCCTACGGCATACATCGGCACCAGCTTGTAGTACTGGTACTGGATGACCAGAATCTCATCATCCTCATCGGCGTTCTCCCTGTACCACTGGCTGGTATCATTCTCGTACTTCCATGCGTTCTGGGCGTCATGTGGGTCATCACCGAGCGTGTCCTCGGTCCACATCTCCGAATCAGCCGGGTCGAATTTCTTCACCTGTGGCCAGCGTGCCTCAGCCTCTTCCCGGGGGAACCAGCGCTCGCGTATCAGCCAGCGGGCATCAGCGGCGTTGCGCTTCTTGGCAGACGGGTCGATGATCAGCTCGAGCGGACTGAAGCGCTCGGCAGTGATCAACTTGCCCTCGATGTCGTCCTCGTAGTCCATGCGGGTCTCGGTCACACCGATACCGGTCACAACCAAGTCCCAGAAGGCGTCTGTTACCTCATCCTCACCGTCACACTCATCATCAGCCCATTGGGATGCGCCTGTGTACACCTCTGAGACGCCAGCATCCCCCAGTGTACGGGGCAGGTAGCGTACCTCGTGCCGGTTGTTGATTTGATGCCCGACCACGGAGGAGACCATGGGGTCGATGCGGTTGAACATGACGGCGGTGCGCAGCTCCTCCTCGAGCATGGCCGCTTCCTCGTCTGACATCTGGTGCCCGGCTACCATCTCGTAGCATTCACGGGCTTCCTTGCGCCACTTCCTCCAGTGGGAAGTGCCGTCTTTGTGTTGTTTGCGGATTGTATCCAGCAGGTCTTTGTCGTTGGCCATGCGGCTACCTCGTGTACCAGTTGCGCTTACGGCGGCGTGGGACGTACCGCTCGGCTTTATGTGCATTGCCCCTGCGGTCGAGGCCAGCGAAGGTGAGAATGAAGCTGTCAGCCACGTCAGGGGACTTCAGGCCGCGCTTCTTCATGTCATCCTTGCTCTCGACCTGTATCTTTCCGCTGGATGTGACCTTGTACTTGACCGTGGACAGCTCGCCTATGAGTCGGCCATCGTCCGGGATGCGGCATTGCTTATCATCGAACCAGTCCCGGCCTCGCCACCACAGCTCGTCTCGTAGCCGGGCGTAGTTGTTACCGGTAGCTGACTCGCCGACGTTGACAGCTCTGACAGGGAGGCCCAGCTCCTTGAGCCTGTCCACCACACCTGCGCCAATCCCGATAACGTCGACCATGATGGAGCCGGGCAGCAGGGCGGCATCGGTCTCCTCGTACTCCTTGAGGATAAGGCCAGACACCTCCATGGTGTCGCGCTGGTGCCAGACCTTGGGGGGCTCGATGATGTGGTTGGCGTGTCGCTTACACAGGGCGGAGTCATCATCACCGAAGCGGGCCACATCCAGACCCCAGACCGGCATGTAGGTGTCTATGAGCTGCACATCGCGTGTGACAGCGGCCTCGCACAGCTCCAGTGGGATAACCACATCGTCCTCTGACTGGGGGAACTCACCCAGCACACGCACCCGGTAGACATTGGAATCGAGGCCATACTTCTCCTCTACGTCCTTGATGTAGGTCGGGGATACACGGGTAGAGTCCTTGCAGCTCACCTTCATGGTGTGCCAGCGGTGGCGCATCTTGTGATGTGAGTCGAAGAAGTAGCCCGAGGTCCGTGTCGGGTTGGCGGTCATCAAGACCTTGGAGTGTTCGGTGGACAGGGCACCCTGAGCCACCTCGAAGACGATTTCATCGATACCCGAGGCCTCATCGATGATGAACAGCAGGTTGTCCTCGTGGAAGCCCTGCAGCGCCTCTGGGTTGTCCTTACGACCCGCTCGACCGACAGCAAAGCTGGACTCGGGAGCGTGGACATTGACCACGCGCATGTCTTGGTCACTGGACTTAATGCGGAATTGGGAGCGCAGCTCGTCTGGCATGCGCTTGTGCCACTTGGCGAGTTCAGCCCACAGGATGTCCTTGAGCTGGTGAAGGGTTGGTGCTGTGCAGGGTATCTTGCACGGGAAGTAACAGGTCATGAACCAGAAGATGGTCCAGCTATCCAGCGTGGACTTGCCGACACCGTGACCTGAGCGGACAGAGACCTTGTCCTTGGTTGCCAGAGCCGTTAGGGCTTCAGCCTGCCACTTCTCTGGGGTGGCCCCGAATACGTCAGTGACGTACTGTACTGGGTCCGCTCTCCACCTCAAAATCCTCTGCTGCGCTCTTCTCAATGCTTGCGAGGACATCTACGAGGCTCCTGTGAGTGATTTCACCCTCAATCTTGGATTCGCGGGGCAGGAACATGGCAAAGGCCCGGAGAGCTGCTCTCCAGTCCTCCTCCCACCACTGGGTGCAATACTGGGTGAGGGTCATGTTCTTGTTCTTCGCGGCTTGCAACAGGCTGTCATACATCGCTCTGCGCATGTTCGCGGAGTATTCATGTTTCACTGCTTTAGCCATAAGCGTTACAGATGTGACTTACCATCTAACCCCTTGAGTAGTTTATACCTAGAATAACCGCGCTGTTGGTGCGTAATTTGTGCCTTTGAACCACTCGATGCGCGGCTTCATGCTGATACCGATACAGCGTCTCTCAATACGCCGGATAGCATCGTATGTGCCCCTGTTGGTAGGGGCCTTCATGTTGCGGTACTTGTCGAACAGGAATCGCCACTCATCAACCACGTAGCAGGCCTTGCTGTACGTCAATCCGGAGTGGATGGTGCCGTCCCCGTTTTCTTCCTTGATGTACACATCCCAGACCAGTCTCACATCGGTACTCCCAGACACCGCTCACCGGTCACGAAGTAGATGATGGTGGAGGCTGCCTTGATGTGGTCACGGCCATGGGTGGACATACAGTAGTGGATGATCGGCCTGCCCATGAGCAGTCTGACACTCAGGACCATTTCTTTATCCCCTGTTCCTCGATGGCGCGACGACGACAGTCTGTCTGCACCATGCCGTTCTTCTGTACCGGAAGCTCCGGCTTGGGTGTCTTGTGTGGCTTGCCCTTGGCAAAGCGCTGCCTGTTTTTGCGTGCCATTAAGCATGCTCCTCGTAGTGTGAGAACTTGTACCGTACCGGCCAATTATCCCACAGTTCGTACACCGCTACCCGATAACGCACAGGCGCATGATGGGTAGAGTTATAGTGGAGTTCATTAATCGAGCCACTGGGCAGCACCGGTACGCTGTAGCGGGTCAGGGTGCGTGGCATCACTACTCTCTCACCGTCCATGGGCCCGTCAATAAAGCGAGCCACGACAGTCATGAGTGCTTCCTCTTTCCCTTGCGCTTGGTCGCCTTCTTCTTGCTGAAGTGGCGGCCCTTGTCGGCGGCGAGGTATTCCTGAGCCAGTGACTTTGGCGGGCATTTACCCTTGGCCTTGGCGCGTCCCTCATCAGTGCTGCATAAGCCCATGAAGCGGTGTTGTTTACCTGATTCGCTTGGCATTAGCAGTGCCTCCCTGTTGGGTCGAATGGGTCGAGGAAGTGTCTACACCAGAACCGTGCGACCTTCCCACGGTAGCCATCCTCTTTGAGGTGGTACTGACATCTCTGTGTAAACAGGAGCCGCTTGTAATGGGGTGGCTCCACGAATATGACCGTGCCGAAGGTGATGTTGAACAGCGCGTCTGCCACCACACCCGCCGCAGCGATGGGGTATGCAAAGAGCTTGGCGGGCAGCGTGAGCCGGTCCCGATGCTCCATGAGGTTCATCACCGCCAGATAGAGCATCCACATGATACCCATTAGGTACAGGGACGCGCCGGTAAAAATTACTACCTTGATAAAAAGTATCGACATACTATACTCCCGGCAAAAGGAGGAGGTCAGATATGACTATCACGAATGAGAAGGTTGTGAGCATTCGCGCACAAGAGAAGACCTACCCGGCCACCTGCACTTCGCTTGAGCAAGCGTGTGCGCTGGCTAAGCTCGTCCGTCAGTTTGGGGTGGATGTGGAAATCATTCAGCTTGAGGATGAGCTGTTCGTACTGGAGCGGGCGGCATAAAAAACCCCTCAAAGGAGGGGTAATGTCCAGTTGTGCCATGAACGACTGAGATAACTATCGCAGTCTGGTTAATACATTTAGATTATTTTTAACAGGCCGTCAAGCTACCAAGGGATTTTCGCCTCACGCCTCGCCAGCTCCACCTCTGCCTCAAGCCTGATGCAGTATCCCGTCCCGGGCTCACTCTCCAGCGCCACCCAAGCGTGACAGTCGGTGTTGATGCACCCACCATTGCTGTGCTGGTTCCTCACACCATAGGGGCAGGCTTTGTGATAGGCGTCCCTCTCGCTACACTCCAGACTGGATATCTGGCCGTAAATTCTTGATATCTTCATGGTTGTGGTATTTCCCCTCTGTTAGTCATGGTCATCTCCTACTATGGGATACCAAGTCGCCCACCAAGCCAAGCATGGGCGAGGTCAAGGTCGCGCCGGAATGTTCCCGGGCTCAACTTCAGATACTCCGCACCCTGCTTGTCACCCATCCCTGCCAAGTAGCGAGCCCTTACCACCTCTCGCCACCGCAGCCTCATCTCCTTGACGGCACGGTCGACCTCCATCACCTCGTGGTCAATCCTGAAGCTGGGGGTGGTCGATTGTGGCGTGCCCCTGATAAGGGTTCCCTCTCGCTGTATGCGGTACTCAATAGTCTTGCTCGGGTATCCCATGCCAGCTATCTCTGTGTGCGTGGCCTGTGCCCAGCGCCACAACAGCACATCCACGCGGTCTATCATTATCCCCTCCTGATCCTCTGATACGTCTCCAGTGGGCCTTCCACTTGGATGTACTCCACCCCGGTGTGTGTGACCGGCCAGTCGTTTCCGCCCGGCTTCAGGCGGTCACCAAAGTACAGCGCGTCCTTTGGTTCGAAGCCCATGAAGTTGAGGAAGCGCAGCACCCCGTCACGCTTGTCCCACGAGGTCTCCATGATGTCGATGCTGCTGGTCCCGCCCATGGTGAAGTAGACGCGGGGCCTGCCCATCTTATACAGCGTGTCAGCCACGGCATGGCAGAGCTTGTGACGGATGGCACAGTTGGGGTCGACCCTCTCCTTCATCTCAAGCGGTGCGCTCCTGCCGATAATGGAGACGGTCATCTGCGCCCTGCGCTTAAGGAACACGTCTGGTGCCACAGATGGGAGCCCGATTTTGTATAGCTCAGCAGTGAAGGCGGCCCGGAGTATATCGAAGGTATCCGGGTTCATGGGTGGCACGGCATCGTACACCATGTTCTGACCTTGATAGCAGGCAGAGCCCATCTCGGGCAGGAGAAACACTGTTGGCCGGATTTCCAGCAGCAGGTCAAGCATGTGTATCAGCGCACCGTGGTCGGTCCCGGTGATGAAGCCGAGGGTGTGAGGCTGTCCAGCCAGCGCCTCAGCCATGGAGTTGGCGATGGGCATGGCGCTCTTGGTGATGGTGCCGTCCACATCGAACAGGAGCAGCTCATGATGGCCTGACATGTGGCCCCCTCATCTTTGTGCATGCCTCCTTGATGATGTCGCTGCTGTGTGCGTGTGCAGCCCCAACATCAAGGTAGATAAGCGCGATGTTCAGCTCGTGGCATATGGATGCCTCTGGCAGGGTATTGATGGGCCGGTCACCGGAGTTGACGAATACCGACGGCGTCCACTCGGCAAGGTCTTGGATGACGGTATCATCGTCGTCATTGGCCTTGATGACGTGGTCGACAGCACGAAAGGCGCGGATGATCTCCGCCCGCTCCGCGTACTTCATGAAGCAGTAGCCCTTCTTGCGCTCGAGCCACTCGTCGGAGTTCAGGAAGACCACCAGCCGGTCACCCAGCTTGCGGGCCTCTTTAAACATGCGGACATGACCCACGTGAACCGGGTCAAAGCCGCCACTAACTGCTACTGTCCTCACTCTCCACCTTCCTGCCGTACTCGTCGGCATAACGGATGATGTCGTCCTCCCTCACGTCATCACCAATGGCAACCTCACAAACGATAAGGTATTTATCGGTCGGGTTGGACAGGCGGTGCTTGGCACCACACGGGATGTCCACCCTGTCACCGGGCATGATGTATCGCTTGTCCCCGTTCTTCAGTGTCTTTGGCCAGTCGTGAATCTCAGCGATGCCCTCACCCATTACCACCGTCCACGCCTCATGGCGATGCTGGTGTTTCTGCAGAGAGAGCATGCACCCCGGGGCTACCGTCAGCACCTTGATCCAGTATTTTGGCCCGTGCATCAGGACTTCATAGCCGCCCCACGGCTTGGTGACCTTGCCCATCAGTCACCGGGCTCCGCCAGACTCAGGTCTTTCTGGTCCTTCTCCGCCTTCACCTTGCCGGTCCCTCCGGTGTATGCCTTGGAGTCGATGATGACGATGAGCACATCCTTGCCCTGTGCATCCATCAGCTCGTGGCGGTCCTCGCTCTGCTTGGGCATGGTAAGCACGGCCTTGATACCATCCTTCACCACCACCTGATCGAGAATGGCGTGTAGCTGGGGACGCTCGTCTGCCACGGTTACCTCAACCATCTGGATGGTCCAGTCCTCGGCAAACATGCGGGTGCGACTGAGCACCTCCTCCTGCTGCGCCTCGGAGAGCTTCTGCCAGACATCAGGCATGGCCTTCATCTCCTCGACGAATCGGGCCACCAGCTTGCCCGCCATCTCCTCCGGGTAGAAGTCGATGTAGTTGATGGTCTCCTTGCGGGCAAGGTCTGCCTGCTCTTTTGTCATGTTCATCGGTTACCCCTACATAGTGAACCGGGCCACGTATCGGCCTGTGGTTTGGTTAATCAGCTCCAGCTCGGTGGTCTTGTTGACCCTGAGCATGGTCTTGTCACCATGGACCCCGAGGGGTCCGCGATGACAGTCTGGGCACAAGGGGATGACGAGGAAGTTACCAGCCCGCTGTTGTGCTCCCTCGCCAAAGCGTGGGTGGTGCAGCTCGACCGGTCGCTTCCTACACAGACAACATGGCAGCCCAGCCACGAAGTCCATGTAGCGCTGCTCATCCCTTCGACTCATCGTCCTCCTCTCTCTCCTCGGGCTCCTCCACCTTGAACTGCAAGGCGTAGTAGTCCTTGAGCTTCTTGGCCAGCGTCATGATTGCGGGAGCGAGCACCATCATCGCCAAGATGAGGACAATGGCACCCACCACATAGCGCATCACTGGGCTACACCCTTGAATGCGCCACCCACCAGACCATTTAGGTCCATGAGGTTAGTGGTTCCCGGGGAGCCAGTGGGCACACCGTAGACCTTGACGTTGGGTCCCAGATTCTTGGCCCACTCGATGGAGACCAGCTCCGCGCCACCCTTACCAGCCAGTGCCTCACGGCGCAGTTTGGTGCCCTCCGCTTCAGCCTTGGCGATGGCAAGGATACCCTTGGCGGTCTCCTCCTTCTCGAGGCGGTCACCCTCACCCTTGAGTCGACGCTCCTCACGGTCAGCCTCAGCGGCCTTGATGCGCTTCTGCTTGTCACCCTCGGCTAGGTTCGCGTTTTTGATAGCGGTCTGCTCGGCTGCCTCAGCGTTACGCTTCTCGATGATGACCTTCTGGGCTGCCTCCGCCTTTAGCTCCAGAGTCTTGACGAACTGCTGGTTGGTGAAGTCGACATCACGCAGGTTAACCTTGATATTGATGCCGAACTCGGACAGCTTGGCTTCCATGATCTTCTGGATGTTTTCCTGCACCGTGGCGCGGCCCTGACCAGTGTAAATCTCATCACTGAGCTGGGTGGTGGTGGTATTGCGTACAGCGGAGCGTATATCGGGATAGACAACCTGTTGAAAGTATCCCCTACCCACCTTTTCGTGCAGGTCCGGCACCTTGCTTGGGACAAGGCTCAGCTCTAGGGACAGGTCAACAAGGATGGGTTGGCCGTCCTTGGTCTGGGAAGGGATGTCCTGCAGGCCCTCTTGGAACTGGCGAGAGCGGGCGTCATAGACGACCACATCGTAGGTGAATGGATCGATCCAGTGCATACCGGTAGAGAGCGTCTCCTTCTGCATGCCGCGGTCAGAGCCCAGCATCTTGACTAGGATGCCGACCTCGCCGGGATCGATATTGCTGATACCGGCGATGGCATAAAGAAGGACAATAGCGCCAAGAACACCGGCTGAACCGGCCTGAATCATTTGCTTTACGGTCATGGTTTACTCCGTGGTTGGGGGGCTGGTTAGCCCTTTTTGTTGAACTTGTCCTTGATGATCTGCGGCAGGTTGCGTACCTCTGGAAACATGAAGCACACAGCCATACCGAAGGCGAAGCCGATCAGAAAATCAATAATTACAGTCATGGTGTTTTCTCCTCGGTGGTTATGCGACGAGCGCCATAAATTGCCTCGTAATAAATATCCTCCGGGTGAGGCAGTGCAATACCGACCGAGGCGCTCGCGTTGTCAACATCGGTCAGGTATTCAGCGAATTGTTTGACGCTCATCAGACTTGTGACTGGAACGTACCTGATAATCTCCATCTGGTCGACGAAGGTGTGGGGCTGAAGGACTTTCATGTAGAAGGCCGCAAAATCATCGTCGTTATCTACCAAGACAGGCACCCCGTACTTCAGCTTGCAGTAACTGTGCTCCTCCTCCGGGGTAAGCCCGGTAAGATCTGAGCGAACCTTGTACCACTTGAAGGCCAGCTTGTTCTGCTTGAGCCTGCGCTTCTCCTCGATGCGCTGCACCGTCACCTCGTACCCCAGATGCAGGTCGGTGTACTGGGACAGCTTGGCGCTCATCTCGATGATGTCCTGCGGGGCGTGGAGATAGAATTTCTGGCGCTCAACCATGACGTGTCAGCCCGAAAGTGTAAAGATTGTCGACGACGCACCTTTGGATCGTTTTGGTGTCTCCGGGCTGGATCGTGATAAACACATACAGCCAGTACCACCGGGCCTCTGGATCATTGCGCCACAGCCACACAAAGGCTGCCCAGTTGGATAGCATTGTTGCGGATTTCACTTCTTGCACCTCTCGAGAATGTCATTGCCTGTCACCGTGAGTCCTCTCTTGCTCTCGGCTCGCATGGTGAAGTGCCATGCACACATCCTGAATCGCGGCCCATGACAGGGCTCATTACATCCCTCCACGCTGCATGTTCCCGTATTGGGAGCACCAAACAGAGAGCCCACAGGAGTCAGCTCATCCTCCCAGCACATGCCGTTCAGCCACGTGGCCGGGTGCTTCCATGGTGGGACAAACTCACCCGCTGACTTCAGCTCCTGATAGCGCTTAATCTGCGCCTTGGTGGCGTTGCGAAGCTCCAGCGAGAAGGACTCCTCCTCCTCTGGTGTCATCCCCTTGGTCAGCTTCTCCCACGCCTTGAGTGCAGAACCACGGCTCTTCTTCAGGGGATACAGGGTGTACCACTTGACGAAGGCGGGTGCCTCTGGGCGTTTGGGGGCCGGATGCAGCTCCCTGTCTACCTCCGGTTTCTGGAACATGTCGTCTTGGTTCATGGTCTGATTAAGATAGCCGCCTTATTCAGTGCATGCAAGGTAATCACCCGGTGCATACGGGTTGCCAAAACCGACCTCACGCTCGGGACCGCAGGCATCGAACAGCTCCCACAGCTCCTCCGGGAAGTAGCTGTAGTATGCGCCCTGTGGACGCATCTCACGTTGACGGGCACAGTAGAGCAGGGAGCCCACGGGCAGGTTACCGTTGCAGTCGTCGACCGCTTGGTTAAATGCCTCAAGCTCGATGTCCTCACCCTCCGCCATGCCCCAGAAGAACAGGTCGCTGCAGTCGATGTAGGGCTTCTCGCCAAGATAGATGCACCCGGGGATGGGTGAATCCTCCGGGGCCTCATCGCTCTCCTCCCAGTTACCGCCCATGAAGGCGATTTCCGCCTCCAGCAGCTCCTCAATGGTGTACTCGTGCATCTTTCTCTCCTGCCATGTTGGTAAGCGTCTGTCTCAGTGCCGTCATGCCGCCTGTGATACGGATGTATGGGGTTGGTGCCTTGCTAAGGGTGGCGTCCTGTGAGTGGTTCATGAAGTTGGTCAGGCCGATGATCTGGTCGGCGTGTGCTGCCTTCTCGGTAAGGTTGGTGAACGATGACTTCACGAACCGCAGGTCGAAGGCGTCCCCGAACTCGTTGCGTATAAGTGCCCTTTGTCCAGCCAGCAGACCACAGATGAGCACCTTCTTCTTGGGCTCCTTCTGCTCCGGTTTTGGCTCGATGATGTGGTGTTCAGGGGACTCGACTTTGATAGGGAGTGCTTCCTTCTCCATCGGCTTGGCCATGTGCTTGGCAAGCAGCTCACCTAAACGGTGCTCCGCATCTGACATGAAGGCCTCAAGCCGGTTGCACATCTTGTCGGCAATGTGGTCCAGCAGGGCATCAAATGGATGGATAGTATCCTTCAGGGGCTCGGCAACCTTCACGAACTCCTCGTCCTGTCCTAGTTTGCCAGTCTCCCAGTTCTCAGCGGTGCCCTCGATCTTCTCGTGTAAGGCAAGCGACTCCTGTACGGGTGGTTCCTGCTTTATGGGCTCGCTGGGTTTGATTGGGTTGGGTACAACATAGAGCGCCAGACGGTTGCGTCTGACGTTGATAGAGTTGAGCTTCTTGTTGACCTGCATATTGAGGGTGGTTATCACCTTGACCACGTCCTCAGCGTTGAAGGGCTGGGCTATGCGGTTCTTCCTCACCATGTCTACCAGCAGCTCTTGGTTCTTCGATCTCGCCATCTTTATGTCCTCTCCGGTTAGATGTCTCAATCAGGATAGTTTGCTATCGAGAAGCTGTCAACATGTTTGAGGGGAATCTGTCTTTTTCATTACTTATATATCTCTAATTAATACTGATCTTTTACTTAGTTAGCTCAGGGTTCAGGTGGGTTTGTAGGCACAGAGTTCCATATCCCCGGCAAGGAGCCGAAGTTGAAACTCTATGCGCGTCAGCTCATGGGACGAGGTCGGGACGCATCACACAGCAGGGTCACTCTTATCACACCAAGAGGTGCGCTCCAGCAGGCCGTACCCTGTTCGTTCTGGCCTTTTGCCCGTATTGCTGGAATCCCATGGTCGGGCGTTTCGTCACGTGCGCCATCGGTGCCCACACGGACGGTAATTAACCTTAATGCACTGTGATGAACTTGACAGAGGTGGGAAACCGGGTAGACTGGTTGGCATATCCTCTGATGTCATCTGATGTCCTCTGATGTCATCTGATGTCATCTGATGTCATCTGTAGGATTATGCCTTTCCCCAGTGACTCGTCATCACAAGGCATGAGAATAGCCCCGGGTTCGTTGCTTTGCAACTACCGGGGTTTTCTTTTGCCATCAAGGTTGCATCTTCCTGATATGTCGCTATTATGATTTATGCGTGACGCGGCAACAACAAGTAGCCGGAACCGGAGCTGACCCTTTAGCGCTGATGTGGTTAAGCCGCCGTGAAAGTGAGCCGCCGACCGCTCAAATTTAACCGAGAGTAATCCATGGCAAAAAAACCAGTTAAGACACCACCTTGCTACCATCCGAACGTGCTCGCTGCAGTTCGCAAAGGACTGGAGAAGCACAAGGGTATCTGGCCCCAGATTGCCCGGCTCTCCGATGTCTCGTATAGTTATCTGGCCCACGTAGCCAGTGGATACACCCCCGACCCCGGCATTGTCAGGGTGCAGCGTGTCTGGGATACCCTGCACAAGATCGAGACCGGCAAGATTAAAATCTACCCAGTATAATAACCAGCAGCACCGGGCGTCCGCACCGCGCCCTTCCCCCGCTCTGTCCTCTCCCCCACCCCCATCCCCGCCAGAGCGGGGTTTTTTTTGCCTGTAATAAAATTGGCAATAGAATCTCCGGAAAGGATGTTGACAACTAGTACGATTGTACTAGAATGGAATCACTAATTGATCAGGAAGCGTGAGGGGAGAACCGCAATGTATATGGTCTTTAAGAGGACGTGGTGGCGAAAGGAGGGGAAGAAGTGGGTGCCGCACATTGGACGCAAGACTGTCATCCAGCGTGGCCTGAGTATCACCGAGGCACGCGACATGTGCGACAGGTATAACCGAGACCTACCCAAGAGCAACGGGGCGGGCCTCAAGTACGAGTTTACCACTGAGGAAGGTGCGTAATGGCTAACACATTCAGACCGCTCCCGGTTACCGAGGAGCACAAGAGGGTGGGGACTGGTGGTGAGATTAGTGTCTCAGGCCCTGAGAGCGCCGTGATGAAGCGTTGCGATCAACTGGCTGAACTTTACCCACAAGAGCCCTATCAGGGCCATGTTGCTTACAAGCGCAAGCTGGATGACGGCAGGGTGAGGTGGATATTCAAATTCTGGGGGGCAGACTGATGGATAAACATGAGATTGAAGTGCAGTGCTGGGAATACACAGATAAGTGGTTTCGAGTGTTCCGCTTGAGGAGCGCTCGAGACCTTGTCGGTAAGTCGGAGTGTGCATCCAAGGCTGCTGCTTACGAGGACCAGCCCGTGGTATGCCGCAACAAACTCCACGACAACTTCGCGATCCCGGCGAATGCGAAGACCATTTTCGTCAGGATAAGCAATCACCCGAAACGTGGGTATTTTGAAGCCAAGCTTGATTGGGATGGAATGGGCTTCGACAACCGGTTTTATACACTGTACCCAGAAGCCTCTGAACTCATCCACACCATCGTCGAATATAACAAGCAATTCTGGTTTCACATCCAATACGAGGAGTAATCCATGAGCAACCACAACCTTGCGCTATGGGATGAGGTTCAGAAGACCGACCCACGCTACACCAAGGAATACTCGGGGGCCGGAGGCTTCTCTGGCACATCCATCAATGCCACCTACTTGGTCAGGCTGGCCACCGAGCAGTTTGGTCCCATCGGTATCGGCTGGGGCTATGACATCGAGGAGGAACGCTTCGACTCCGGTGGTCTGCTCGAGGTAACCGAGGAGGGCCACGAGATTCGCGCCATGGTTCATACCCTGAAGCTGAAGCTCTGGTACAAGAATGGCCCAGACCGTGGGGAGGTGACCCACTTTGGGCACACTCCCTACGTCTACCGTAACAAATACGGCATCCAGACCGAGCAGGAGGCCTCCAAGAAGTCCCTGACCGATGCGCTGAAGAAATGCCTGTCCATGCTGGGCTTCGCGGCTGACGTCTTCATGGGTGAGTTCGATGACATCCACTACCTCGAGTCCCTGAAGGAGGAGTCCGAGATCGCCCGCGCCGAGGACCAGATTGCCGAGCGCGAGAAGAAGGCCAAGGAGTACCGTGAGTGGCTGGAGAAGAACGTCAGCATGGTCGAGCAGGCGGTCAACCTCACGATGCTGGAGGAGGTGTTCAAGTCTGCGGTGCGCAAGGTAAAGCTGCGTAACGACAACAATGCCCTGCTGCGTCTGACCCGCGCCAAGGATACGCGCAAGGCCGAGCTGGAGCGTCCGGTGGAGTCGGAGGAGGAGGCGGTCAATGAGTAAGCTGTACAAAGAGACCAAGGAGCTGATGGATGTCCGTAGGATGATGGAGAAGGACGACCTGCCTGCGGACGCCATCAAGGACACGCTGGAGGCGGTGGCCGGTGCGTCGTTCGAGCCCAAGGCCATCGCGGTCTTTCAGGCAGCGGAGGAGGTGGATCTCGACGTGGCTGTCCTCGACGAGATGATTAAGCGGTTGCAGGGCAGGAAGAAGGCTCTGCAGACCCAGCAAGAGAACATGAGGAAGGCGCTGCTTGAGGCGATGCTCGTCACCAAGGTGACCCAGATCAAGTGCCCCTACTTCACCATCTCCACCAAGGACACCCCGGCCCCGCTAATCATCGACGACGAGGCCGAGCTTCCGGATGAGTACGTCGAGGTGGACACCGTTATCAAGCCGAAGAAGAACGAGATCACGAAGGCCCTGCGTGATGGCAAGAAGGTCTCCGGAGCGCATCTTGGTAAGAAGGGGAAAACTCTACAAGTTAGGAGGTGATGTATGGCATATATGTTCAAGGTTGGTGACCGGGCCCGGATCGTTGGTGCGCTGACTGTAGCGGGCAAGGAATGCACCGTGATTGGCGTGGGGCCGTATGAGTTCCTCGGAGACGTATCTGAATACCTAATATCCATTGACGGAAGGCCTGACGCTCCAGCGGCTTTTGGAGTGCCCAGAGGATGGCTCATTCTTGGGCGCAACCTTGAGCCAATCAGGAAGCAGGAGAATGGCTCTTGGGAGGAGATTGAAGAGTTGTGTGAATGGAATCCAACCAAGAAGCCATTGAGTGTCCATTGAGTGTCTAGGGCCATCTATGAGAACGCGGATGACAGGGCTAGGGAAAGCGAGGTAATCAAGGCTTTTTCAAAGCGGTTCTGGGTCGACTACCTGTCACTGCCGGTGCTATCAGTCGCTGACTACATCGTCATGCACAAGGACGGCAGGATGCTGAGCATTGTGGAGATCAAGTCCCGCACCACGCCCAAAGATGAGTACCCGACCTACTTCATCGGCAAGCGCAAGGCTGGTGACCTTGTTGTCGTTGCCACCAAACTGAAGCTGGAGCCTGTGTTGGTTGTCGACTTTTCCGACTGCTCAACGTGGGTGAATCTGAGGCGCGATCCATTCGAGGAGGTCAGACCCGGTGGTCGCTATGACCGTGGTGACACGCAGGATGAGGAGCCAATGCTTCATATCCCTACCGAAAAACTACGCATCTGGAGAACAAAATGAGCGACGAAACTGAAGAGTATGTTGTACACATCCCACCGGAGAGCCTCCACGGGATGCAGGAGCTGTACGCACAGGTGGGTGATGAGTTGTTCCCGCGCATCCTGTACCGGCTTCACTTCGCTGGCAACATGGCTGTAAGCGTTCTGGCTTCTGAGATGGCCGAGAACATGATGGCCATGCGTGAAGAGGCTCTGGAGGTATACAAGGTAAGGGGCAAGCCAGAGGCAATGTCTGACATGGATGCTGGTATCGGGTTGGGTATCTCTGTGGCGAGCGCCTTTTTCTGTGAACGGGTCAGGGAGCTGCTGCCGTTGAACATCGACTTCGACCAGTTTGCGGAGGAGATCAAGAGGGTGCTGAACGAACAAGAGCGCACCCGCCAATGAGGAGGAGGAACAAGCTAAATGCTGAGAAGGCCGAGGTGGATGGCCTGCGGTTCGACTCGCTGAAGGAGGCGAACTACTACATGCAGCTCAGGCTCATGGAACGAGCCGGTGAGATCAAGGAGCTGCGTGTTCACCCAAAGTATGACCTCATGGTGAATGGGGAGAAGGTGTGTGGTTTTTGGCCCGACTTCGAATACCTAGATGATAAGGGGCAGCGTCATGTAGTCGACGTTAAAGGCTACAAGGGCGGGGCAACCTTCGCCATCTTCAGGCTGAAGGCCAAGCTGTTCCACGCGCTATATGGCACAGAGGTGGAGGTGGTGTGATGTTTGTACGCGAGTCAAAGTACTTGGCCGAGGTGAGAAGGCGGAGAGCGGCGGAATCTTCTCTCATGTACACCAATAGACAGCTCCAGACATTAAGGAATGAGATGGACGAACTGGTTAGGCGTATTAACGCCAAGGGCGGCGAGGCGTTCCTGCGATACGGGACGCTGCAGCCACAACAGCAGACCAATTTCACCAAGGATGAAGTGACCAAGCTGCTGATGCTGTGCCACCCGGATAAACACGGTGGCAAGCAGTCAGCAACCGACATGACAGCCAAGCTGTTAAAACTGAGAGAGGAACTGTGATGGCACGACGATTAGTAGCAAAGGTGGGAGAGTACGAGAAGCAGGGAGAGAAGAAAGGTGAGTACGTCAAGATTGGCGTCATCATGAATAGTAGCGATGGCGAGTATGTCCTGCTGGACCCTACCGTCAATCTGGCCGGGATACTCATTAAGCAGCGGCTCCTGAGTCCCCGGAAGCGGGGTGACATGGTGATGGTCAGCGTATTTGATGATGACCGGCAGCAGCAGAACACCGGGCGTGGTGGTGGTCAGCCGCGCAGTCAGTACCGTGATAATCAGCAGCAACAGGGTGGGCAGCAGCCACAAGGTCAGGGTCAGGGAAACTTTGACGACTTCGATGATGACATCCCGTTCTAACTGTACTACGCTATAATCTCAACCAAGATAGGAGGTAATATGACCGCAAAGGTTGTGTACCGTGAAAACAGTAGCCGTAATGTGGTTCGCGTCGACGACCACGGTCATTTCCGTATACGGCTTGGTGCCTGTGGCAATGCGCTGCACATCGCTAAGATGGACGGCACCAAGCTGACCGCTATCCCCAAGCACGACTCGCGGTTGGAGCCTATTGATGCAGATGACCTTGAGCTTATCGAGGCCGTGGTGACCGCTATCCACGTCACCGAACACCTTGGCAAGATCAAAGAGACCGACCAGACGGTCGAGGAGGTGCAACATGAGTGGACACAAAGGGCTTACAATCCGGCGTAAGGATGTTGACGGCATCCACCCGTTCGAGAAACTGTGTCACGAGTGCCAGTTCGCAGACTGTCACCCGGGTTCACCTCAGTGCCTGCAGCGTCAGGTCATTGGTGGCGACCCCTTGGTTATCCGCAGCTTTTACGCGATGACCAAGGCCATGGTGAGCGCGAAGCTGGCCAACATGCTGGTGGGTATCGACATCCCGGATGAGTTGCTGAAGGAGTACCCGGACCAATTCACCAAAGAGGAGTTGCTTCAGTCACTGGACCATCCTGAATACTTCGGACTGAAGTGATGCTGGCCAAGCTGGCCTTTGCCTACCTAGTGCTCCTTGCAGTCACGTTCGCGTCAGTCGCTGTTATCTTTATACGCGATCAGGATGTGACCTGCAGGGAGGCTATTGTCAAATCACGCGAGCTGAGGGTGCTTGAGTTCAATGAGGGCTCACTATGCTACATCTATCGGGAGAGACTTGATTGTGTATGGTCATCAGAGGAGGAGCTTCAGCGTTTTACGACGACTCTTGGGGGTGGACGGTTCCCATCTTTCGAGGGCTATAAGAGAACAGACACAGTGCAGAAATGAGGAGGAGCATGACGTGGGGAACAAGAAGGCAAGACTGGTTATCACCTACCACTGTCACAGGGAATGCAAGGACTGCTGCAACCACCATCACTCCACCATGAAGGATGTGAAGGCCACCAAGGTGGCTGATTTGGCGTGGTACGAAAAGGTCATCATTACCGGGGGCGAGCCGCTCCTGTATCCCAAGAAGCTGTTCTGGCTGGTCCACCAACTCAGGATGCAGAGCGTCGAGCAGAAGGTTTACCTGAACACCTCTTTGGCCTCGCCATGGCTCATTGAGAATCTGGACCTGTTCGACGGCATCACACTGGGCCTGCACGCCCCGGCCAATGATAACGACATCAGCCGGTTCTTCAATTTCCAGACAGCCATCCGGGGGCGCAAGGAGAGCTATCGACTGTACGTGGATACGGGTATCAAGGAGAGGGTCATCCCGATTATCCCCGACCGTTGGACTAGGGTTGAGATGGGGCCAATGCTATTGGAGGGTGAGTGTCCGGTGCCTATTGGTGAAGACCTGCTGGAGCTTCAGGATGGGGAATTCCACGCGAACTATGAGGAGTGGAGACATGAGATTTGAGAAGATGTTGCTGCTGCTGGCATTTATGATCATCGTGATGCCGGTGGCCTGTACCCTGACCGTCCAGAAGGCCAGCGCCGATGAATGGTTTGGTTATCCGATCCTTGAGTGGGGTGTTGAGAAGGCGAGCACGGCCAATGGGATTTTCTTCTGCCAAGACCCGAATGACTATGTCGGGAATCAGGCTGTGAAGCTCCCTGTGTACCGCCACAAGGGTTTTGCCCTCATGGCCAGCGCTCACCACCACTCCTGCCTTGCGGGGGCCGATGAGCCATCCTATGACGCATTCGGGTTCCAGATGCAGTTCGACAGCCGCTACCTGTTCGAGTAGGTCTTACGCTATTTAGTCGCGCCGTTCATGCGTCCCAGCATGTAGGGTCCGAAGTAGAAGCCACCAACCGCAACCACCAGCCAACCGAACTTCCCCTCGGCCACGCCGAGGAGGAAGGCGGCATACTCAGGCGAGAGCGGATAGACAGCAGCAGCCCCCAATACCAGACCAATGAAGGAGAAGACCACAGCAAAGGCGATGACGCGCCGGGTCACGCTCCTGATTGAACTCTCCGCCCCGAGCACCTTCTGCAGTTCTATCCACTGGACACCAAGCTGCTTGTTCAGCTCAGCCCGCTCCTCATCTGTGAAGACCAGCGCATCGAGTCCCTTGATGCCAGCGTCCAGTACCTTCTCCGCAGCCTTGGGCCCGGAGGTAAACCAGTCAAAGAATCCCATGTCAGTCTCCCATGGATGTGTAAGCTTCCCTGCCTCCGTTGTGAGCCCAGACGATCTCGATGGTGTCGTCTGGCATGATGATGCCCCGCAGGGTGTTCATGGTTGAGCGGGAGTTCATCACTGCCCACTCATTGTGAACACAGCCGAGCCTGTCACCGGGGCCGATGCAGCCCATCAGCTCCTGCATGCGATTGGCAATGTGGATGAGGATGGCGGTGCGAATGGCTCGCGGGTCGGCGTAGTGGTAGACACCGAGGGCGTGGTTGACCAGCGCAAAGGAGTCAGGGTGTCTGGGAGAGTCGTGGCGCTCTACAACGTAGAGGCCGGGAGGGATGCAGGATACCCGGGGCTTATTGTCTAACCACGGTCGTTCGACTGTATAGCAATGGTGCATCCCGTTCGTCGAGAAACTTCCGAAAGTCCCCATAGGTGTCGAACCGAATCGAGTAATGACGTGTTTCATAGATACCTCCACTTGCTGGCGTGAAACCCTCCACATGAAGGGCATCACACTTCTTTCTGAGGCGGTCCACTTCGCCCTTGAGATTGTCGATCTGGGTCTGGATGTTCGCCCGATATTCAGCCTGCTGCTCAGCGGTCCATGCGTGCTGTTCAATGATGGTGATGGTGTGGAAGACCCAAGTGAACAGGGTCATCATCAAGGCCCCGGCAAAGCCGAGGAGCTTCATGTCATCCGATACTTGCATCACGGGCCCCCCCTGTTCATTAGGTCTTCCTGCTTCATGCGTTTTGCCTCAGCCATCACCTCCGGGTGACTGGCTTCCCAATACAGCCGCCCATAGCGGCGCACCCCGGTGACAACCTTATCCAGCACCCAAGCCCGTACAGGATCCGGCATGTTCCGGTAGGCTGGTGACTGGATGACGCGGTTAACAGCGTTATAGCTGGCCCCTCCCAGCAGGCGCTTCATCTCGTTGCGCTGCACCGTGGTCAGGTCTACCCCGCGAACCTGCTTGCCCACCTCCGGCATGGACACCTCCAGACGCAGCAGCTCACTGGCCACCGGGTCTTTGGTGTGCTCCTTGACATAGGCCGGGGAGAAGAAGCGATAGACAGGGTGGCCCTCGTTGATGCGCTCGCGACCGAAGACATCGAGACGCGGCTCCAGAGTCTGGCTCAGGCCCGGTACGCGGGCCTTGATGGCATCCAGAATAGTCTCGGCCTCGCGCAGATAGGGGTCGGTTGCCTTTGCGGTGTAGGACAGGAATACCGGGGTGGCCACGCCTGTCACCATGCTCTTGACCCACCGCTCCCCATACTGCTCAGGGTCGGTCATGGCGTTGACCAAGTCTGATAGACCGCGCAGGTAGGTCTTGGACAGCAGGTTGTGGAAAGCAGAGCCAATGACCATGGTGGCGATCTTGTCGGCCTCATCCACACCGATGCGGTCGGCCAGTTGCCACGCATCAGCGGAAACCCCGAACAACATGCCCACCGGTTCCAGTCGTGAGTAGCTGTACCACGTGTTGCCCACTTTGATGGAATACGGCTGCATGCCAGTGGCGTACCAGAGCCTGCGCTTGTTGGGGTCATCGGGTGGAGCCCCGGTGATGAGACCCATGGCAGCCAAACCCATCACAGCGGCACCTATACTGGAGCCGGTGGCCATACGCGCCAGAGCGACGTCACGTTTAGCGCCACCAGCCTTGAGGTCTGCTCGTACCTGCTTGAACAGAAGCCCAGCCGGGCTGTAGGCAAGTGCGTGTGTGACGATGTTGGCCGGTGTGGTGACGAACGGGAAGATGATATTGATGAGCTTGTGCTTGCGTCTTAGGCTCAACAAGGCTCTGGCGATGTCTCCGGGACGTGAGGTAAAGGTGCGCTGCATACCCTCGTCCCACGCCTTATCCATAAGCTCCTGCGGTGGGTTATCGATGATGTCCTGCACACTCTCTCCGGTGCTGCGAGACTGGCGAACAGCCAGAGCATACAGCTCCTTGGTCATGGCCATGGTCTTGAAGAAGGCGTCTTCTGCTCCAAGGAATCTGGTCGGCAGGCGTATGATCTTTCCCGCCAGCCCCGGGATGGCATGGCGGCGCGGCTGGTCAATCTTGCCAAGGAACTGCAGCGGGTGGTTCTCGTCAGCGACGGCCCCGGCAAGTGCCTTGAAGCCAGCTACAGCCCCGGGGATGGTGGCGGCAGCGTGCATCACTGCCTCCTCCATCGATACCTTGTCACCGCCATGGAACATTCCTATCCCGGCGGCGACGAAACGGGTGAAGTCTTCCAGTAGGGAGACCAGCAGGTTGGAGGTCACATTGACCACATGTGTCGGGATACCGGAGACCAGTGAGTTGATGTACCACTCGAGGAGTTGATCGGCGCGTGTGACCGCCATCTCAGACCGAACTGCACGCAAGCCCTCGCCAGACTTCTCCAGTGAGGCCAGCAGCTTTATCTTGGCCTCCAGCATGTCGCGACCACCATGCCCGTCCAGAATCATCTGCACAGCGTCTGCAAGCCGTGTGGTGTCCTTGATGCGGTTGAAGATTGACAGGGCGCGACCGGTCTCACCACGGACTCCAAAGAACTGGGCTTGTGATGCGTTCAGGTTGTCGAACAGCTCCTCGGCTGAGACCCAGTCGTTGTCGGACATGTTGCCTGACTCTACCTTCTGTGCCATCGCGGAGAACTGCCGCTTGGCAGCCTCCCACTGCATCTCGAACAGCTCGGCTGCCTGAGCCAACTCCTCGGAGTTGCGGGTCATGCCGATGGTCCGGCGCTGGAATTCATCCAACTCCTTCTGGTTGATGCCCAGCACATGGGCCAGACGCACAGCAGCGTCCTGAGTCTGCTTGCCGCGTTTGGCCAGTTCAGCCAGTTGCGCAGGGGCTACCCCTTGGGCGGATGCCTCTACGAACGGGGGTCTTTGAACAGGGGCCTGTGGCTTGGTATATAAAGGCTCGGCTCCTTCGCCTGCGCCCACTGAGGCACTGGCTGCCCAGACTTTATAGCCTCCTCCAGCGTCTGGGCCAATGGTTTGCCAGTTGGCCCTTTCAAAGCCCTTAGTGCGCTGTTTGGGACTGGATGCTCGAATCGCTTCTCGTATGCCGCGATCAAGTTGATCAGGCCCTTTTGCTTGGGTTTCGAGGTCATAAATCTTCTCCATGAATGCGTAGGACAGAGGCAGCTCGCTCTGCATCAGTATGGGATTGGTATAGAACAGGGTGTGGAGTTGCGCGAACAGCTCCCCCTGAATGCGGTTAAGCTCGAACCCGACAACCTGTGACACAGCCGAATAGGCTAAGGGGTCATCCACAGTTTTGGGGGTGATGGTGATTTCCAGCAAGTCTGGAATGATCGGGATCTTCTCTCCGCGCAGGGCAACGTGTGGGATGTCGATGAGCGGATAGACAAGGAACTCGAACAAGCCGTTGGCCCGCGCCCTCTTGCTCTGGAAAACATCAAGCAGCTCAGCCATGATCTTGCCCGTGCTCCGCTTGTCATAGACAACCCGGGCCCCAAGATCCGTGGTCGGGTCGGGGATGAGCTGGGTGGAAACCGGCTCGATATAGAATGGCGGGCTCTGGTATAGGTGTGAAGAGGTGTCACCGGTTGTATTGGTATCGATGGCGTGGCCAAGCTCGTGCATAACGGCAGATACCATTGCTTGGCGCACAACAGGTGACAGGGTCGGGGAGTAGAGCGCCTGCAGCATATTGTCGTTGAACAGCAGGGTGCTATTGTAGCCGTGTTGTGCGGGGACGAACTGCGCCACCGTGATGCCGCCCTTATTTTCTGGGGTCTGCATGATGCCGATGTGGTCGACGTTTGCAAGGGCCCCGTCCAGCGGGGCAATTGTCCGCGCTGTTTTTAGGATGGTGGTGATAGCCCGGGCCTCGTCCGCATCCGCGACCCGTATTGGGATGTCGGGGTAATCGGGCAGCTTGGCCATCTTGGGTGCGTATACGGCAATGTCGATATCTGTGACGAGGAATGGATCGAGATTAACTTTTGCCAGCAGATCGCCTTGGATATCAGTGAAGCCACCTAGGAATCTCTCAGCCTCCTTGGCTGCTGACTGTATCCTGACGAGCTTGCCGACTTCCCCCACCATCCCCTGCGCGTCGATTCGCTCAGCGGCAAGGGGTGCGATGATGGGGTTGGCTGCTACTTCTCCTTCGGCCCTCGCTGCAATGGCATCAAACGCCTCTCGCCAAGAATCGAGCTGCCGGAGTAGATTGGGTGATCCGGGGGAGCGGCCTTGATATGTTTCAAGCTCCGCCCGGAGGGCTTGCCCTTGCGGGTCTTGGGTCCAGTCATGGGTGATGTACTCCCCTTCAGCGCCAAAGTGAACTATCTCGTCTGAGATATTCAGGTCTGACTTGTATTTGTCAACAAAATCATCCAGAAGTTGCAGGAAGTCGTGGTTATCGGTGTCACCATAATTGCTGACGGCAATCTCGTTGTTGTCCAGTTTGGTGTACCCGGCATCCTGTCCCATGTGCTCGCGAAGGGCAGCGAAGAAGAGGTCCTCGGACTGCACATCAAGCGCGGCATTGAACGTGATGGATACGCCAGCGGCCACACCCGGGTTGTCGATGTTCAGGGTCGGGTCGGCACGGAACCACTGCACCGCATCCTGACGGAACAGGTACTGCAGGGCCCGGGCATAGGCGTGGACGTAGGAGGTGTCGTAGTGGGAATTCAGGCGCATGGCCTGCACCCCGTTGATAACGTTCGGCGTTATGGCCCCATCGTACCCACCGGTCCCCATGCGCTCGTAGTAGAGCGGGATGCCGATGGCAGCGGCCAGCCGGTCGTTCCCCTTATCATCCAGCAGGATAGACAGGGCTGCGCGGGTGAAGCCGAGCTTTACCTCTGGGGTGGCCCCGGTCAGACGCCTGCCGTCCTCGAATGCGGTGCTTGGCACCACCTCGAAGGTGACGTTCTGCATCCCACGGGATGCCTCCTCGGCAAAGCTCATGGCCTGCTTGGCACCGATAGCCGGTCGACGCATGTCTGACCAGATCATGGCCTGAGCCTGTGCCGGGGTGAGCTTCTCCCCGGTCTCCAGATTGTGCTGGAGTACGGCCTCGCGCAGGGCGTTGGCGGCGAACTGGTACTGCAGGTCGGTGAAGCGGTCACCCTTGTAGCCCATCATCTTGGCCATCCACAGGTCGAGCGTGACGGCATCCGGGTAGTCATTGCGACCGAAGGCGGCATCGTGGATGTTGCGGTAGAAGTTTTCCACCTTGTTGCCGATCCACTTCTGTGACTTGTTGAAGTCCTTCACGGCCAGCAGTCGACGGAAGTCTGATGGGAGCATCTTCAGGTGCGTCTTGGTCAGGCGTCCCTGCGCAATCTCGTAGGCGGTCTCCACCATCTCGCGCCAGTTGTCGCTGATTTCATTCTGCGGTGAGAGCAAGGCCACAAGCCGGGTGACATCCTCCATCAGCTCCGGGTTACCACGGGTTAGCTTGCGGATCATCTCACCGGCTTCCCCGTACCAGTTGACGGTTTGGGTGCCACGGTTGGCCGGGTTGCGCAGCGGTGCCTTCAGTGAGTCAACGAAGGGCTGCACATCTGCCACAGCCCGGCGACCCGGGGGAGCCCCGGTTACCGCCTTGCCACGGGTACGGAACCACTGCTCACCGGGAGGCGTACCGTGCAGGTAATAACTCTTGAACTTGCCGACCTTCTTCATGTTGTCGGCATGCCGGAAGAACCGTTCTATGTCGATGCGGCTGGCCTCACGGAAGGTGTGGGTGTCCACGGTCTCGAGGGACTGCGGGTCGACGTACTCCAGTGTGATGCCGCCGCGGTTGGCCTGCGCTGCCATCAACAGAGTGGTGATCTGGTCAGCGGTAGGCATGCCAACGGTTTCAGCCCCCCAGACCTCCGGGGTCCAGCGGATTGCTCCGGTGCGCCCCATCCACTCGAACATGGCCTCAGTGGGGTCGCTTCCCTTGGCAACGGTATCGATGAACGTGTCGGGGGTCGACAGGACAATGTCCCGGTGGTCATAGGAACGCATAGGGCTACCGCTGCCCTCTGACTGGCCGGAGAAGTCGAGCATGGAACCATCGGGCAGGATGTACCCGGCGCTGCTCGGCATGGCGGTTGTACCGAAGCGTTTCTTGGCGCTATCGATGAGGCTCTCACCTTCGCTCATGGCGGTCCAGACGGTCAGGGCCTCCTGTAGGGTTGGGGCAGCAGCAACAGCGGCTTCAGCGTCCTGTCGCGCATTCTGATGCTGCGCCATTGCTGCTGTGGGAGCCCCCAACATAAGGGCGGACATGAACGACCCGGGGATGACGTTGAGGCCCTGTTTCATGGCCTGCGATACGTCACGGCCCTCGATGAGAGCCTGAGTCGGTTCCTCCGCGTACTCGGTTGCCGCTTCCCATGCCGCACCGGAGAGTACGCGCCCGGCAAGCGGCCCCTTGTCCATGAACTTGAACATGGGTAGAGCGTTCAGTACGGATGATGCCGCGCCATAGGTCAGGGCCTGCGGCAGGTTGCCGGTCTCCCTGTAGGCACCAGCGGCCTCCTGAGCACCGCCCATAACGCCACCGACACCCGCGCCAAGGGCGCGTGCGTAGGGGGCAAGGCGAGGGATGAGAGAGGCTCCCTTGGCGGTCAGGGCACCCGCTCCCATGCTGGGAACCATGGTCGGGAAAACCTGACCTGTGGTTGCCGCCAGCCAGCGAGGGTCAAGGGCCAGCTCCGGCTTGTCCCAGATGTACCCCTGCAGCTCGGGTGGCAGGGCATACTCTTCGCCCTTCTTGTACTGCTTCTCAGCCCAGTCAGCGGTTGGCAAGCCAAGCATCTCACCCACGGTGCCGAAGCCCCCGAGGGTGTTGTACATGCCTCCCATAACGCCACGACCAAACGCTTCACCGATGTCGATACCATGGGCCGCGTAGGCCTGCTGGACCTCTTCATCGTCAGCGTCAGGGCGCAGCTTCCGGTATTCGAGCTTGAAGGCGTTGAATGTCATAGTCCGTACTCGTCCTTCAACCGTTTAACGATCTGGATGGCCCGTGGACGCATGCCCTCCGGGATATACTCCCACAGCTCCTCGGTGCGCTGGATGAGGTTCTGGGCCTGCTCCTTGCTGCCCACCCCACCATAAGCCGGGCTCAGCTCCTGCTGCACGAACAGATAGGCCTCTGTCGACTTCTGGCGGGCGTTCTTGGCCGCTTTCTTGGCCACGTCCTCGGTCTGCTGTATCTGCATCCCCTCGCTCAGGCTGCCAGCTCCACGGACGGTTGGCTTGGGAGGTTCAGGTGCCGTAGGCTGTGGTTGTTGCTGCTGTCCGAACTGTCCGAACATGCCAGCCAGCGGATTCTGAGAGGGGTAGGAGACGCTGCCTGACCCATACAGGGCATTGAATCGGGCCAGTCGTTTGACAAGCTCCTGTTGTCCTTCAGGGCCCTCCGGCAGGTCTTTGGTAATCCCTTCTGCAGCCGCCTGACGCTCCTCGATCATCCGGCGTTTGCGTGCATACTCATCCGCCTCCAGTTTGGCCCGGCGCTCCTGCAGACTGAGCTGGCGCTCCTGAATGCCGATACCCTGCTCCTGTCCCTTGGCGAGGCGCTCCTCCCTGTCGACGCTGAGTTCGTATTCCTTGCCAGCCATCTCGGACTGCCCCTTACGGTATTCCATCTGGGACTCGATGTTCTTGCGCTGTAGCCCCTGCATCTGTGCCATAAGGGCGAACTGTTGTTGCTGGTCCAGCGAGCCCATGAGGGCCTGCATGCCAGCCCCGTAAGGCTGCATTCCCGGCTGGTTAGCTGCACCAACGGTGGCCGCCCCCCCGGAAAGGAGAGCGCGAGCCAGCATGAGCTTCTTCTGCTCCTCCGTGAGGTCCAGTCCCAGCATCGGGTTGAGGAAGTCGTAGGCCATGACGGGCTCCTTATGACATGAGGTATGACAGGATCGGCAGGCCGATAGCGAAGGACGGGTTCATCAATCCCATGCTGTACAGGCCATAGGTTGATGCCCCGGTGCCCAAGGCGTTCGCTAACGGGTTGCTGCCGGTGTCGGTTGTTGAAGTGCTGTTGTACGGGGTCGATACACCACCGAGGATGCCTGAGTAGTTGTTCAGTGATGCCCACGGTGCCTGCTGATTGAACAGGTATGCCTGAAGGGCGGAATTGATGTCTCCCTGAGTCTGTCCCTGCAGGATGTTGCCCACGTCCATCATGTTCTGGTACGGCAGCATGCCCATCTGCGCCATCTGCGGTGCCATAGACAGGGCAGCGAGCTGGTTCTGCATCTGATCGGTGGATAGCGTACCGGACTGCGTGATGAGGTCACGAGACAGTCCGGCTGCCTCCAGCATGGCTGCGGCCTCCTCCTGACGCCCTGTGAGCGCCATCTGCTGCGCCTGCATGACGAGGCTGGCATTCTGGGAGCCGACCTGCGAGGCCAGCTCCTGAGCCCGCATCTGCATGTCCGCGTTGGACAGGCCGAGGGTGCTGGCGAGCTGCTGTGCCTCCATACCGAGCTGCGCCTGAGAGGTTCCCAATTGTCCGGCCAGTTGCTGTGTCTGCAGGGCAGAGGAGAGGTTGGCCTGCCCGATGTTGCTGGCCAGCTCCTGTGCGCCAAG